CTCATGAATACGAATGCCCGAAAATACAGTCAGTTTACGTGTTCGATATGTATGGAACGACTCGTCGATACGTTTCTGGATCCGTGCGGCCACCTCGCGTGTGAACAGTGTCTCGGACGCACCAGGTCACCCTCGTGTCCGATGTGTCGCACGAACGTCACAGGATTCAAGAAGATGTTCCCGACGATGGGGTGACAAAAAAAAATATACAAGTAATGTATGAGTTTCGAGCAGTTCACAAACGCCGAGGTGCGCGAACTTACGCGCCTACAGAAGAACCGTGTGCACGCGAGCCATCGCGCCAATGTCACTCTTAACGAGTCCAATGAGAATGCAGCTAATGCTGCAAGAGTAAAGTTATTTAAATACGTTTCTAACATTTCTAGCCGTTATCCAGGCCATAACCTTAATGTCCGCCGCGCGGCAGCGAAACTCATCGCGAAGGTTACGAAGAATACCCCCACAAATATCCCAATTCACAACGCCAGAAATTTCACCTCAGGAAACGCACGCGCCCCAATGCCGACCTACAACACCGCCAATACTATTAATAAACTGATTAACAATGCAGTGAGAGCCGGTTTCATAATAGGCAACCGCACGTATCACGGACTGGCACTCAAGCTTCATCCAAATAAAGCTTCTAACAAGAGAAACAAGGCGGAGATATTGTTCAAGCGCCTTGGCGCTCTCAAGGCGGCTGGACATTTTTAATAGATAAATTCTCAGCTCATAACATGGAGCCCGAGCAGCGTAAGAAATGGATACCAGTTCTGGCGTTGACCGTATCGATCATTTCTTTCCTGTTCGCCCTGACGGTTCTTTATCCGTGGCACATTACACACTCGAATGATTTTTCGACTCTGGCCAGAAAAATATCCGGTCTCAAGTAAATGGCGGAGGAGAAGTGGCGCGAGCGTATTCCGTACATTGCACTCGGACTTTCTCTGACGACCCTGTTGTTTCAGATTTTTGTTCTGCACGCCTGGCACATGAAACTTTCTGATCAGATGAAAATTATTCTCAGTAAAGTGTAATGAAGGGGACTCGCGAGATCATATACGGATTCATCCTGTTTTTTATCATCGACCGTGCGTCCCGGCTCGTCAGTTCGCACTTTGCAATCAGGCGGAAATTGTCCGAACTGGAGATGGAACGTATGCGAGCCATGATAGAACTGGTTGCGCTCGGCGTCGCACTTGTTATATTCAGCCCGCGGGAGGTCGGTGACGCCATTCAGTCATCGATCGACTGATAAAAGAACCGGTCGCCAAATACTCAAGTATGAATGGGTACAAACAAGAAACCTACGAACTGTGCCGTACGAAAGGATGGGACAAGGCCCACGTGAGTACCGTATGGCTGTTGTTCACAGAAGAGATTGGTGAACTCGCGTCGGCGATTCGACAGTTTCAAAGAAGTTTTCGTAAAACCGGACTCAAGAAGGAGCGGGGGACGGACGTCATGACCGAAATGGGTGACGTGTTTTCGTACCTTTTTCAGTTGGCGTATATGCTCGACGTCAACCTCGACGAAATGTGGCTCCGACACAAGCAAAAGGTTCAGGACAGGTCCTACGGCGATGCCGGAACGACCGTCGCGGACAAGGAGGCCCTGGACAAGGTCTTGGACAGGGGCGTGCCCCTGGACAAAAATATCGGTACACACTAGAGAATGACTGCTATGCTCGAGATTGACGAAATGTCTATGGACCGCATAAATCCATACACGGCCACAGGGACGTTTGGCATTTCGTATAACGGCGGCCACAAGTCGACGGACGCTCTGCCGTGGATGATGCCTCGCGAGGAGGAAGAGACTGCGGAAGAAAAGCCAGAGTATGAGGCGCATTTCACACCCAAGCACATCTTTCGCGCACCGGCCATGACCGCCATGACTGGCGGCATTGATCCCGCGACATCCTTTATGTTCCCGGCGCGTAAATACCAGTACGACGACGGCACGACATCTTGGTCTCGCGAGGTTTCGTATGCCGACGGTCGCAATTACGTCTCGGGGCTGATAAAGGGCCGGGACAGCCTTTGGCCGATCATAGTCGCCATGATTCTTCTCGTCGTCGTCCTTTCTTTCCGGAAGGGACTTAAAATTTAATAATCCTGGAACTTTCAATCTTTACAAGTTTCTTCTCGAGTAGATTCTTTTCAAACGCGGTACGACTTTCGAGACACGCACACTTGTGAATTTCGAGTTGTATACATCCGATACAAAATGCGATTTTGCATTCGCGGCATGTCAGCTGAACACCCCCCTTGTTCTTCTGACACGCCGGACACTTCACCATGTCAGTATATCGAGATTAGTCTTCAAGTATCTCGCACACCGGCTCTGGACCAGGGGTCGACGGCGGCACCGGCGCCTCCTCGTCTTCGAGAATCTCGCACAGACCAGTTTTGCGCTTCAAGAGTACCCGGTCCCAGAATGCACGCGCGACAGGTAAAATACGTGCAAACCATTCGCGGTCCCGTGGAATCTCCGAGACGACAAATTCCTCCTGACCACCCTTGCCGAGATTGGGGGGTTTGTACTGAATAAAGTCACAGACTTCGAGATCGAGCACCTCCAACAAAAGTTGAATCTGTGGGTAGTAATGTTTCGGAACCTCGGGTGTGATCCGACGCGACAAAGGACATTTGATTTCGATGAGTCGGCCGCTCTCAGTCACTCCGTCCGGTGAGCCGCCGAGCCACAAGTGTACCGGATGCTGGACAAGACCAATTTCGTGAGATTTTTGATTGTGCCGAAGGTCGTACATGTCACGGGCGACAGGTTCGAGGAGTGTTCCGTGCGCCGTTGCGGCATTTCCATGCCAATGACTGTGGCCGCACTTTTTGACGATGAGATCCTCTGGGGTTTCGAAATGATTATCTCCGATGGCGGTCGCAAGGTCGCTTGCCGTGAGCATGGTGCCACGGAGCGCGTGCCATTCGGGCGTTCGCTGATCGTCATAGGATTGTTGGAGGAGCTGAGCTACCCGGGGGTGTACTGACATACTGGTTACGAGCCTTCAAGTCTTAAGCGTTCGAAGGCTCTGTGGACTTTCCAAAGTTCTTTCGTGATTGGCAGTTCGGGCACACCGGGTATTTCTACAATTTGGTACATGCGAAGGTGAGACGGCCCTCCGGTCAGGCGTGTTATGGTCCGCCTCGTATCATATGTGTACTCGGATTCGCACATATAATATACGCCGCCGACCTCGGTGTGCACTGTGAAATATGTACCGATTCCAAATGGTGATCTTTTAATCATAATATTTCCAAACATTGCACATCTCTTTAGGGGAAACTGTATGTCCGGTATGTTTGTGAGACGTCTGGGCGGTAGGCCCAGGGCGCGTCGCGTGTCGATATCAAGAAACTCCGAAACACGTTCTTCCATTACCTTTATGTTTTTTCTTGTCCTTAGTTAGATGGATGCGCTTCTGCGGTACGAAAAACTACTGAATCACTTACACGCTACGGATAACCGGAAGCACTTGCGCGTACAACTTGGCCATATGGTAAACCACGTGGATGTCAATCGCCTCGATAATGATAATGCATACAAGAAGCTGTATAATCGGATCCGACTCAAGTACGCAAATATGAACACGCGATTTAATACACTCACCCGAATTGAAAAATTGATCAACAACGGGAAGCCCGAAAATGCTTACCGAAAACTACTCACACACACAAATTGGAATCTCGCTCGGAACAATCCAAATTACGGCGCACTCTACAACCGGGTCACAAACAAACTTGTCGCCAAGGGATATACGGCCGTCCATCGTGTACACGGCATGCCGAAAAATGTCAAGCTGCGACAACAACAAGGCGGTACGTGTTGGTTTCACGGCATCATCAACGGTCTTTTAATGAGTCCGCAGCCACAACAGGTGCTACGGACGATGGTCGCCCAGATGAATCTCGGCCCGGACGATGTGAATACCATGGCGTGTCCGGCCCGAACAGCGAGCGCGACGTGGTTCTGGAAGTACATACGGCACCGTCTATCGAGTGGCGGTGTCGTAAGTCCCGTGTTCAAAAATAAAAATGTGATTCGAAGCGTCGGGTTACGCCAGAAGACTGTGCGGCCGGGCGGACTCGTCCCCCGGTTGAGCAATACAGTGTCGACGTGGCGCGGACGAATCATGGCATCTCGATCCGGTGTGACCGGTGGAACACAAGAAGATTTGATACATTTTTATCAAAAAATGTTCCCTGCGACGAGCACACCTCTCTTTGTCCTGCGACAATTCGGTTCTCTGGCATCCAAAGTAAATCCGTACGTACCGCATACCATGGACCGGAATGGCGTCCGGTACAACCTCTCGCACGCCTGGATAATGTTCAACGTCCGGCCGTTTCTCGGTCACGTCGTCACCGGGTACAAAACAAAGTACGGAACGTTCCGAACATACGATTCCGGGACACATACCGTGTATCCAAACTACGACTGGACTGTTCGGCAACGCGTTTCGGCCCTCCTTACCATGTATGAAAACTATTTACCATTCCCTTTGCGGCCCGGTGGTATTAAAATTTGGGCCGTATACATGAGACCGTCCTAGCGAAGAAATTCCCAAATCTTCTCCGCGGGCTGACCGTTGAGAAATTGTGCAATGCGTCGAGCCGATTCATCGAGCAGATCGTCCATCTGGAGAAAATCAGCCGCGCGAGCAAATTGCATGAGTTCATACTGGTCAGACGGGTACGTCGCAGTTTCCAGTGCCCGAATAAGTTTGTACGAAAAGGGTACGGGAACGGGACCCGGGGGGACGTCACACAAAAGTTTACTTTTTTGGACGAACAAAGGTGCGAGGACGTGAATCATACCGTCGGTCGTCACGATTTCCATTAAGGAATTCACGCCCGTATACTTTAAAATGGACACCGTGCCCGTTACACTCCCCGCCGAGCTGACCACGATCGCTCAGATTCTTAACGATCCGGTACAGATCGACGCACTCAATCGGTTCGCCGAAGGTAAACTGAGTTATGCGGAGATGCGCGCCCTGTGCGGCTAAAGATACGAGTGTCCGTAAATATAAATGAAGAGATACATAGTGGTCTCGTGTGTGTACGGTTTTTTCCGAACCGCCCTGATGGCCCCGCCGCTCGAACCGAACGAGTATATGACTGATCGCATGGGTAAAGCTATGGTATATACCGCCGTGGCGCCGGTGGCTCTACCAAAGTATCTGTACCTCGACATGAAGATGATCGAACACCGGGTGCGTAAAATGCCAGGCAATGTCAGGGTTGACCGATTCCCGTGGTAAAAATCCCGCCGTACTGTAAATGAGAAACGCGCTCACGTACGCACAGACCGAACTTAAAAATACAAACCTGATGAAAAAGTACATCATTTCGCTCAACGGACTAATAAAGACCAACTTTCCAAACTATGAACTGAATGTCAAAACCGGCAACAATAACAATTTTGCCAAGCCGAACAGCGGAAACCAAACAAACCTTCGTCTGATCCGCAAGAACAAACAGGCGAATCTGATTTTGCACCGTAAAGGCGAAGGCGTGAATATAGCGTGGGGTCTGACACAGCCGACCGCACGCACGAAAGGCTACGGGACGAAAATTCGCGCGCTCGCAGCTCTCGCGGCGCTCCGTGTTCACCTGCCCCTTTATCAATGGTCAGTGTTTGGAAAGAATTCCGGGTCGTACAAAATCATGAAGAGACTCGGTGCGATCGAGAACAATAACAGCCCGACCCACTTTACGTTCGTGCCCAGGCGTCACAACCTCAACCAGCTAAAGAAGCTGGCGGCCTAAAAAGAAACAACATGGCAACGACCAACGTATACGCATTGAAACTCGCCGGTGGAAAATACTACATAGGTAAATCTGATAATATCGAACAACGCATCAAGAGTCATTTTTCGGGTGCAGGTTCGGCGTGGACCCGGGAACACGCCCCCGTGAAAGTTATAGAAACACGGGAAAATGTTTCGAGGTTCGAAGAAGATAAGATGACTAAGGAATATATGGAAAAATACGGAATTGATAATGTGCGCGGCGGTGCATATACACAGGTTGACCTACCTAATGAATCAAGAGAATCCCTGCAACGTGAAATTAGAGGCGCCGGGGATGTATGTTTCAAATGCAACCGACAGGGTCACTGGGCGAGTCAGTGTTATGCACGAACCGTAGAGGTCTGGGGATGTAATTATTGTGAATCAGAGTTTGACACGAAACAACAAGCCGAACGTCATGAACGATCGTGTAAAAAGCCGACCAAGGGAGGTTGCTACAGATGCGGCAGAACTGATCACTGGGCAAACCAGTGTTATGCGCGCATTTAGAGACGTCATGTGTTTGAAAATCAAGTATGGACGCACTGAAGAATTATATACACAGTCAATTAAACCCCGTCGGAATGCCAAACCCGGGTAATGCATACAACCCATTTTTGGGTCATCATTATTATTTCAAAATTTCCAAACCAAATGAGAATGATCAAAGAGACGCCGCATTTCTTCATCCTTTCATTAGTGAGTATGGTCACCTACGGTTCCGTGACATCCTGAGAGTTTAAATTCCCATGTCTACAGTACTATGGAGCTCAAGCGGATGTTGATGTTCCTGATCGGGTGTATGGGTGCCCGTCTCGGTTTGACGTACGCGGCGTATCGATTCCCGGTGCTCCTCCCGTGGCTCGGTCTTCTCGCTTTGGCTATTTCGATCGGATTTGCCACGATTTACATAAACGGATGGCGCAAGACGGGTGTCGAAGTGGGCGGTCAGGCCATCTGGTGGAACGATCTTCGTCCGGTTCATGCCTTTATGTACGGCTTGTTTGCCCTGTTGGCTCTCATGGGTGTCAAGGCGCACGCGTGGAAGGTTCTGCTTCTGGACACCATTATAGGATTTCTGGCATTTGTCCTGCATCACTTTGGGTCCTAAATATCAAACGAGTCGTCGATCGGCGACTTTTCACTGAACCCTACGAACCATTTACCCTTTGGGCCGCATCGGTTCTTGTCGAGCCGGACCGACTTGGCGTAGTCGTGATGGACCCGTTCTTTGCCGACGGCGACGACCGATCGACCACACGTCTTGTCGACCGGGTTGTAGTGAAAGCACACTTTGCATAGGGCCGACAGGCTCATTTGTGTTTCAGGCGGGTGATATCTTTAATGCATATGGGTTAGAGCCTGTAAATTATTGAAAAGTTTTCTTCTATTGTTCCCTTCATTTCGCAGTAATGATATACGCCGCACAGCATTCGCAAGTGTTGACGTATTAAATGGTACTATATTTCTATACAGATGAAGACCTATTTTATTACGCAGCTGTCCGGCCCTGGTACTAATAGCGTGTGCTTTGTTTTGAGCGATTTTTATGCGGTTTTGTCTGGCAGGGTCAAGACGACGTTCCCCTTCGCGGAGTCGAGTAGCATTTCTCTGAGCTATTAAAGCTTTTTTATATTCGACATACAGATCGATAAATTTAAGCAATCTGCGTAACGTCTGTAGTTGTGCCGTTTTATTTGGTCCCAGTGCCCCGACCAATTCAGGCACTTTCACGATATTCTTTATGTTCTGACGCGTCGCTCTTTTAAAAACAGTAAGGGCTGCAAGGTTCTGTAGTCTGGACATACTATATTAAATTAAATTTTTTCAAGCTCTTGGGCTACTAAAGAAAATGATTCTATAGATAGGTATGCAGATAATTTACGATGGTGTCGGTGCCGATCCATCGGGTGTTCATACCCCGGAACGTTTTCTCGAAATCATGAACCGGCCTAAAAAATGGCAAAAGCGCCCAGAGACCAACTTTGCCAATTGGATCTACGAGAATGAAATCCAACTTAAATTCAAGGATTGGGTCCTACCTGACGACTTTTGCTTTTTTAACCTGAAAGACTGGGTGGAATATTCAGGCGCGACGATTGTTGAATAGTCTGTGGGCACTTACGACCGATGTATTCTGGTTAAAAAAACGTTTACCTGGACCCTGGAGCGGCGAGAGTCGTACCCGTGGACTCTTCGGTGACCGAGCCCCCGCCGTGTACACTCGCGTACCGGCCGTGACGATGGCGGTGTTTGGTTTTCGGGCACGCATACGCGTTTTAGTAGATTCGTTTTCCAACCGGTATCTATTCAGGCGAAAGGCTGTCTCGCGATTTGCCGCCGAGTAGTTCATCTTCTGGAGTATTTTGGAAGGTTCGAACAGAACGAGTTCGGCGTCAAACTTGCCATGATAAGGAGATCTCACCGCCGGAGACCATATACCGTCAAACTTTTCACCGAACGCATTACGGATCAGGCCGTACGTTCTGACATTCATATCGACGACACTTATACGCCCGGATCTCAAGGGTGTACCGGCTGCGTTGCGCCAAATCGCAGTTCTATTCTGGTCGTGGCGATACTTGCTCATGATTTGCAAGGCGGCACTTTCCATGGTGTTGTTTTCAAGTATACCCTTGTACTGCTGGTGGTACGTTTTGTTTTTTCGACCCCACGTATGCTCGAGCATACGTTTTAGGTTCGGGGAGGCGTTCCGCGACGCGAGAATCTTCTCGACCGTCCGGTACGTCAGCTTCAGGAGCTTGAGGCGACGGGTCGGTACATACTTGGAGACATTGCCGTACCGGGCCGCCTGTATGGGATTTTTAGTCACCCAGAAAAGCTTTGCGCGGTAGGCCCTATTCATCACATTAAACGCGCCGAGGTTCTTCACGCCTTTATACAAAGCCTGGTTGGGGCTGATATACACCGTGTTCATTTATACTGTTCGGGTAGATATTTCTTCAATCTCCGGTTCGGTCGCCAGTCCGCACGGAAAGTTGATCAACAGGGCACGTTCGAGCCCGAGCAACTTGAGATACATTTTAACCTGGGTACGGTGTTCATCCTTGAGCGCCTTGACTGATTTCAACTCGACGACGAGACCCCGCTCGACAATCAGGTCAGCTCGCAGGTTCCCCAGAACGTGTCCGTCAAAACTCACAGTCATGATACGTTCGGTTTCGTACGCCAGGAAACTTTTACGGAGACAAACCTCCATCGCATTGTGATACATACGTTCGGACAGGCCCGGACCGAGCTCGTTCCAAATTTGGCGCGCATGGGTACACACGAGCGACTTCGCCATACGGTAATAATCTCGGATTTCTATAGATGACGTTCATCGTCTATGCAGATTCGACCCAGCGTGACGCGACCCTGTACCCTTCCGGAAATACGTACACGCTCCATCTCACAAATCCGGTAAAAAATGTAACCCGTGTCGACCTCGTTTCGGCCGTCGTCCCAAACACAATGTACAACCTGACCGGAACGTCAAATGTCCTCACGGTCGGTACATCGAACGTCTGGCTCAACCCGGGGTTCTACTCGACGACGTCGCTCGTCAACGAATTCAATGCTTCTAGCCAAGTCACAGGTACAAAACTCGGGTACTTGTGTGCCGAAGGTCGATTTATATTTTACGGCACACTCACATCCGTGACGTGTCTGACGTCCGAAATTGCAAAACTTCTTGGTCTTCCGGTCGGCACAACTGATGCCCTGGCAGTCGCATCGAATCCGGCGTACGCGAACCATACGACGTACGGCACGGCCGCAAACTACGTACGGTCGTCCAGTATTATAAACCTGAGTCCGAACGAACACATCTGGCTCGACATTGCCGAATTCAGAACACCGACAACTATGGATGCGCGGCGTCTGGTCACGTCGAGTAACGTCCGGACGACGATGAGTACGACGGCCGGTACATCCTTTGCACTCATACCGATGGATGTCTCGAGCGGTTCTTTCAAATCATTCAAAGAACAGACGGACTATGCCATGTCGATCGAGTTTCCGTCCCGTCTCGATTCACTCGAACGCCTGACCGTACGGTGGCTCGACCTGAATGGGAATCCGTTGGCGTTCAA